GTTTGTTATTTTTACACTTGTATCTATATTTCGATGTTAGAAATCATAATTTAACATAGTGAAATCTTTCTCATATAATTCAGCTATTCTTTTTTTAGCCTCGTCGTTTAGCTGATCATACCAGATACTGAGAAGCTACCACCGAATGGACAAATATACGTCCCTACTGGATCGCATGGGTCGCCGTTGGTAAGGTCACCATTGCCGACAACGGGACTGGGGAGTGGTGCTTTAGAAACAAAAGCTTGCCAACGAGCTTCTTCATAATACACATCTACAAAGTAGGTGCCATCGTGCCATTCATAATTCAAGCAAGGGTCTACGTTCTCTTGTATGACCCTGCTTAGTGTTCCACTCAATGAGACGCTGCCGTCGCTTACATAGGTAACTCCCGAGAACGTCGGCTCAAATGGTGAACAACAAGTATCACCCCCTTCCTCTGAAGGTTCTGAAGGTAAAAAAAACGGGTTAATAATACTCATTTTGTTTTAGTTGGGTATAGCGTTAGGGTAATTTTCCCATTCAACGATGGTCAGATCTGCACCTGCAAAATTTTGAAATCCAGTCGCATAGCCTAACCCTGATACGTCATTAACGTACATTGTCGTGGGTGATGCGTTTTGTAACTGATTCAAGGCTAGCGAATCCCATGATTGTATGGCCGTGTCACAGTAAATAGTGGTAAACTTATTAAACTGAAAAGAAGCGGCACCAATATTTTTAACATTGCTTGGAATAATTACGGACTCAAAACCACAACCTTGAAAAGATGCAGCTTCAATAGTTTCAAGACTATTCCCAATGACTAAATTAGTGAAATTACATAATTCAAAAGCACCATTCTTAATAGTTTTAAGATTATTTCCAAGGATTAAATTACCTTCATAGTTATTACAATTAAAAAAAGCACCACCCTCAATAGTTTCAACACTATTTGGAATTACTAAGTCACCAATTAAGTTAGTGCATCTTTGAAAAGCCGAAGGTCCAATAGTTACAAGGCCCTCTTCAAGTTTCAATGAGGTAATTCCTGTGCAAAACTCAAAAGCTCTATTATTAATAGCTCTAACATTAGATGGAATTAATAACTCACCAGTTATATCAGTATTATAATGAAAAGCAAAACTACCAATAGTTTCAACACTTTTGCCAATTTTTACATGAATAATATCGTTAGATCCGCCAAAAGATAACCTCTTCCAGTCAGCTGGTATATCACCATTAACCTTGTCTGGATTATCGTAGTTAGTTTTATAAGCAACAGTGTCTTGACCTACGCCACCTAAGATCCCCATTGATATTTTTATATCTGTACGTAGTTTTGATCCTCCTTCGTAAGAATCGGTGTCGGAAAGATTTTCAAATGAAATTACATCGCCAGCTTGAAAAATTCTTGGAAAAAAGTCAATTTCATGTGGTGTCCCAAGGATTGTGCTATATCCACTATCAGGTATTATGCCTGTTGTTTCTAATATACTTGAGCCGTTTCTTTTAACGTCTATTGTAATAGAATTTCCATCGGGAGGCGTAGCAACCAAACTAACAGCGGAGTGAATCATTCCATCCTGTGGAGCTATCCAAACGTAAGAGTCAGGTCCTGCTTCTCCAGTTGCTCTTGCTCCAGTTGCCCAAACCAGCTCCAAATCTGCGTGTAAACCAGCTGCTCCGCTGGTTGAGGTGATACTGCCGACATCAAATGAAACTCTTTCTCCAGAATTAACAATAATTGGGTTTGAGAAAGGTGTAGCTATAGCTTTGAGATTGCCTGATGTTATTGTTCGATTCGAGAAAACTGTACCTGATTTCTTAATAGACACTGTTACATCCCCTCCAACAGGGGGTGTAGAAGCACCACAAGCAGCGTTGAAAATAGTTGCATCGTTTGGTGACATCCAAGAAACCTTTTCTCCGACTCCACTAAGGGTTTCTCCTTCCGTAGACATTTTGGTAATTAACCACTGTCTATCTATAATGTCAATAGGATCACTCATGTCGGTAGCAACCCAATATTTACTAGCCTCTTCAAGTTTTTCCTTAAAATATTCACTTGAAAGGTTGTCATTTGAAGCTGAAGCAAATTTTTGATTTACATCAGCCGCATTACCATTAATAGCCCTGTTTAAACTATTGAATTCGTTAGCAGTGAATGTATCACCAGAGTTTTTTGATTTTATTGTCGTATTATTCTGAGCCATTTTTTATTTGTTTGTTGTATTATTCTAATATAATAGGAAAGTTTAAAGGGGAGTTTAAAGGGAAGTTGAAAGGGAAGGTATAAGGGAAGCCCTCTGCGTCTTTTTCTGGAGAGTTCCAAATACATTCATTATTCCACAGTTCGTTGTTGTTCCATAATGTATCGCAACATGTATCTTCTGGTTCTTTCCATTCGCAATCATCATCCCACGCTACTGAATCTTTCCAAAGCGTATCGCAACACCCAAGAATGGAAGCAATCGCACGAATGCGTTTGTAGATTGAGTTCCCAGTTATCCGAAGTAATCTCATTATTAGTCGGCATAATAGATGATTGCGTCTCCAGCGGTAAGTTCAATAGCGGACCACTCTCCAACGATGACATCGCCAAGAGCTATAGCTGCACCAGAAAAGTTAGATATGCTACCTACTGTGCCAGCACCGATAATGCAGTCATCAAGGGCGTGAATAGCCATGAATTTACCAGTGTGGGTTCCAATACCCACTCTTTCTCCTCCGTAGTGTCCTACTTGCTTTAAAAGACTTGATTGTGTTGATGTTGACATAACAATACATACACAAAAAAGAAAGTTATGACAAATATTTCAAAGATATTCTACCAATCTTGGCGTCTGGCATTGATATAAAACCGTCTAAAATAACAGATTCGTTTAAAAACCTAATAAGTTTCAATTCAAAAGTATAATCTTTTCCATTGTTTTTTAAATCGACAAAGCAAAGATTTTTAGCAGAGAAGGCAAAGTGTGGAGACTCAAAAACTTCGTCTTCCAAAGTTTTTGTTATTCGGTTTGTTCCTATTGCTTTAAATTTTAAGTTTTTCATATTCTTCTATTATTCTTTCTTTTTTTACTATTAGATTGCAATCATCTATAAACTCACAGGCTTTTACATATCTTTTGACCCATTTTGTGTAAGAATTATTTTTGTAGATTCTTTCTACATGACCAGTATAAAAATCTAAACCAGATAATTCTAGGTGGTTAAGCCATATAGAATATGCAGCTAAACAAATTTTCTTTGGGCTATGTTTTTTTAGGTTGTTGTTAAATGGGAACAATAAATGAAGGCATTCTTTGTTTGTTCTTTTGTCTATTTCTATGGAAGAAAAAGTGAAATATACGTAATCGTTATTTTCGTCTACGGCCGCACTGCTAAAAGCAGAATCTCTACGTAATTTTGAAACAAGATATTCACTACCCTCTATTCTTCTAGCAATAGAGTTAGACTCAAACATTTCAAGCGGAGCAGAATTAATGCAGTATTCATGAAAACAAGACTTAAAAACAGGGTCGTCGAAGTCTATGTCAACAACTTTCATTTTTTTTGTTTTTAGGGTATATAACAGAAGATGAATCTGTACTTCCATTCTCATTTAACATAGCTTGATGCACTTCGCCGTTAGTTAAGGACGCGCAATCAATAGCCCATAGATAAGAATCTGCTAAATTAGATGAGTAGCTTTGCTGATACTTTCCCTTGCCGCTATATACTCTGTAAATGATTTTTTGCATGTTATTTGATGTTGAATATAATGTTGTTCGATATAATATATTATATCTTTCGTTGGTAATTTCTAAATTTTTTACTCAATAAAAGAACAAATGTGTATTTAATATCATGGCAGAAGGAACAAGTGCAGTCACTCAAGAGTTGTTGAGTTTAGAACCTACAGCAATGGTTGAGCTGTTTGTAATAGTGCCGAACTCTAATTCAACTAACACTAATGACTATATTTATATTCACAATGGGTCTGTAGTGGGAAAAAATATATATTTTCAGGGAAAAAGCTACACTCCAATAGCAATGGATTTTGAAGGTTTTGAATCTAAAACATCTGCTAGGCCAAGCAGACCTAAGCTAAAAATAGCTAATAGAACGTATTTTGTTTCAGATATATTGCAGGGAGTTGCGGATGATCTTAGAGTCACAGAAGTTATAAGAATCAAAACTTTTGTTAGGTTTTTAGACGATAAAAATTTCGAGGGTGGCGAAAATCCTTTTGGGCCACAGCCGAACGGTGGAGATTCGGTAGTTAATCAAAGGTTTATAGTTTCTCAAAAATTAGTAGAAAACAAAGAGTATGTTCAGGTTGAATTAACAACTCCCATTGATGTTGATAGCAAAAATTTAAATCAAAGAAGAGTTTTTGCTAAGTATTGTCCTTTTGAATATAGAGGCAATGGTTGCAGGTATGCTGGATCTGCGATAAACCAAGAAAATGGGAAGCCCTTTACAAGCTCGAGTAACACCCCTCTCGATAAGAGAGGGTCTACCTCTTCCCCTCCACTTTGGAATGCGACCACAAATTATACTACTGGTTCCGTAGTTAAATTACAAAGTAAAAGAAATCAAATTTATAACGATGAAGCTATTGCACCTAATACCTTATTAGAAACATTCTACGTGGCAAGGAAACCTAACATAGGTAAAAACCCTGCAGACGAAGAAAATAAATGGGAGAACTGGCAAAAAGATGGGTGCAATAAAACACTAGCATCTTGCAAGCTTAGATTTAGTAGCAATAATCATTTTGGTGGTTTTCCAGGCACAGACAGTTTTCAATTTAGAAGAGGAATAAATTAATATGAGCGAAGAAAAAAAGAAAAAGTTTTTATCTGAAGACCTTACTGTTGTTTTATACAAAATGAAAGAATGGTGCGAGCATGAAGAATATTTTGAAACATGCGGACTTATAGGTTTGGCTGATAATGGAGAATACTCTATTAAAGAATGCAGAAATTTATCGCAAGACCCTACTAATACATTTATTTTAGATCCTTTGGATTATTTATTTTTCAGTGAGGAATTTAAATTGTTATGTATTTACCATAGCCATCCAAAAGGAGATACAGAACCTTCGCAAATGGATGTCAAAGCTTCCGAAAACGCATGTGTTCCGTTTTTAATTTATTCTAATGAAGAAAAAAAATGCGAGCTTTATAACCCAAGAACATCAGAAGTTGATTCTGATTTGATCGAAAAAATAAAAAAATTAGTATGACAGAAATTAGACTACATGGCAAAATAGCCCAAGATTATGGCTCTGTTTTTCATTATGAAATAACAAGACCAGAGCATGCCATGCAAGCTATAGATGCGAATAATACAGGATTCTTAAATGCATTGATGGTTTTACATCAACAAAATATAGATTATTGTTTAATAATAGATAAAAAGCATATGAATAGAGATAATATTATTAAGCTCGACAAACCTCCTAAAAGAATTGATATCGTTCCTGTAATTGCAGGACAGGGAGGATGGGCTGCGCTTGGAACCTTTCTTCTTCAGGTTCTCATAGCGGCAGCTATATCATTTGCTTTATACTTGCTTATAGAACCATCAGATCCAGAAGCGCCAGAAACCGAAGCGGCTACGAGAGGAGTAGACGAGTCTTTCCTGTTCTCTAACAAAGCAAATATTGCACAGCAGGGTACAAGTGTACCACTTGGTTATGGTAGGCTTAGAGTCGGATCTCATGTTATCCACTTCACAAGTAAAAACTTCGCGCAAAACACAAAGACCACAGACTTAATGAAGAAAAACATTCACGGTGCAGGTTTTATACAAACAAGCGAGAGTACTTATATTTAAGTAAAAATGATACATAAAAAACAAAAGGAAAGAATAGCAGGTTCTATAAAGGGGCCTCCTAAGCCTCCTCCTCCACCACCTCCAAAGCTTAGACCTCCAGAGCTTGGAGATTATAGAAACGCGTCTTCATATTCTGTTGCAGAAACAGTAGACCTTATTTGTGATGGACCTATATTGGGTTTAGTAAATAAATTTGGCGCACTTCTGTCACCAACCCAAATACTACAAGGTATATATTTAAATGACGTGCCAGTGCAAGAACCAACTATGGCTGGAATACAATCTTCTATAATTGGTTTGAATTTAAACGATTATAACCAAAAAGCATATCAATTTTTAGAGAGAGAACCATCTGAAGGTTTTGGAGTTGAAAGGTCTTTTTCAATGAAATCAGAAGTTTATCAAAGAGAGCTTTTGGCTCTTTCAGAAAAAACAAACAAAGAAAAAAATGGGGTTGTAACACAGCCGTTTTTTAGTTCTGCATTTAAAGCTATAGCTGACGCTATAGAGGCAGGAGAATTAGCGGACTCAAGAGGAGATGGTTTTGAATTGCCCCACCACAAAAGAAGCGGTAAGTTTTTATTCGCAAAGTTTATAGAAGAACTACAAGATTCAGAAGGTTCAAAAACAAGAACAACAAATACTTATCCTTTGCAATTTGATTTAAAAAACCAAACGCATGATACTTATTTCATCGACAAAGATCTTATTGTTGGGAACCCAATACATGTAATTAAAACAGAAGATGAAAAATGTTCTATAGATTTAAGTTTTACTCCACAAAATAAAAAATGCATGTTAGTGGAAGGTTCTAGTTTTTTTAAAGGAATAAGCGAAATAGAAAAAACTTTAATCTCAGACAACAAAAAAGAAAAAGAAATGTTAAAAGACGTTTTGTTTTATTCTCTAGAGGTGGAGTTTAATGAGCAAGATTTTTTAGAAAATAAACTTTACACCTCTACATTAGAAGAATTCCAAAATATATTATGCGAAATATATAATCGTGAAAATAAATTAGCTCAATTATTTGGAGATACAAGCGAATGGATTAGTCCTTATATATGTTTTTCATATACTGGTTTGCTAGAGGGTTTTGATAGCAAAATTCATAAAAATGTTTTTAAAGACAAAACAGAAGATGATAAAATATTTCTTGCTTTGGCTTCAGACCTGAAAGATGTAGGCGACCTTAACCCAAGAAGTTTTAAATCTTTGCTTTACCCTGCTTTAGATCATCTTGGTAATTGGAGTGGGTATGTTAAAGGTTTTTATTATATAAAACTAAACGAAGAGTTTATTCTGGATCAAAATTATGATGAAACTAATGTAGATTTTTATGCAGAGCTTACGAAAAGTAGCTCAATTAATTTTATAAAAGAAAACGTTCGTTTGTCAATTTCAAAAAACGGTATTGAGTTATGAGTTGCGAAACATCACAAGGGTATAACAGTGCCGCCGCTAAGTATAATTGGTCTAATGTTTTGGCCGAATATAGAAGCGGTACTGACGACCAAACAAAATTAAGTCACTTTAAAGAAATAAGAATAGACTATAATTATAATTATAAATTATACGGGCCTTTTGATGATTACTACTTAAAAATGCGTATCGTTCTTAATGACGATGGCAGCCCTAAATTTGATGGAGGAGCGCCGAAGACAAATTACCCTATAACTAGTCATGACGGAAGTAATGATTACAGAGATTCAACTGAATATTTTTATGGAGACTGGTCTAACGCCAGTAAATTTACGGAAAAGGCTAACGTTTTAACACATTACGTAATAAACCCAAATGTAAAGAAGTTTTTTTTAACTCTTCAAATAAACAATCTTAGCGACACTCTGGAAAAATCTACAGGAAGCTATCCAGACTACACAATGGAAGCTGGCGCTCAATTACCAGGAATTTTGAAGTTTAATGTTAGATGGGGTAAAGAGGATAGATTTGGTAATAAAACTGAGACTGGTTATAGAGAGTATCACATAGTAGCCTTAGTAACATCGGCTACACTTTTAGACGTTGGGAATCCAGATGACTCTAATGGTACTTTTAATAGAATTAATTTCACCAATGAGAATTTATATTCAATATTTACCCTACCTGATTTAGATAACCCAGAAAATGCAACAGATTTAGATGTTACTTATGACGAGAGGACAAAAGAAAGGAGGTGGGTTTCAGTAGAAAAAATGACTAACGAAACAAACTCTTCTTTAATGCAATCTGCTTGTCTTGTCGCTAAAATAACAGAGGTGCAAGAAGCACAGTTTACTTATCCATATTCTACACTAGTGGGCACAAAGCTAGACTCAAGGGTATTTAGCCAAATACCTAAAAGAACTTTCGATTGTAGGCTTAAAAAAATAAAGATACCAACTAATTATTACCCATTAAATGG